TATCGATCACCGGTAGAAGACTATGAATCTAATATAAGGAGGGAAATAGAATTGGAAAAAGAACAAGGACGGGAAGCGTCAAGAGCACTAGCGACAATACCAAAACAGGGTCAGCTTACTCAACCACAGGCAGAGCATATTCTCAGCCTCGTCTATCCCGGTGTGCCGAAGGACGAGATTATCAGGTGTGCTATCCTCTGCCGGGACTTCGGCCTTCACCCACTGATGAAGGAAGTCTATATTATAGGCTTCAAAAATAAAAGCGGCGGCGTAGACTATACTACGGTAATCGGTATCTCAGCAAGCCGAAAGATGGCGGCCGACAGGAAAGGGGCTTACTCATTTTTAGATGGTACTCCGAGGGCAGCCACGCCAGAAGAGATTATCAAACAATATGGCAAGAACAGCGATGAAGAGAGAAATAACCTCATTTCAATATGTGTCCTCAGGGGAGAGAGAGGCAATGAGGCTACAGGCTTCGGCTTATGGCCAAAAGAAAAAGTACCCTATGGCACAGACAAGGGCAACACCGGGCGTAATATGGCGAATATCCGAAGCGAAAGGCCAGCATACAGCAGGCTACCAGGCGCGGCGCTGCCACCAATCGAGGTCATAGATGAAGCCTATGCGGAAGTGCCAGATATCGGTAGGGTGAACACTTCAACTGGCGAGATAATTGAGGGTGAAGCTAGGGCGTTAGAGCCAGAAGACGCACCATCGCTGGCGCACCAACCTAAAGAGCACTGGTGCTCAGAGCATAATTGTGCCTTTGAGCTGAAGAAAAGCAGATATGGCTCATTTTATGCACACAAAAAGCCTGAAGGCGGCTGGTGTAACGAAAAGAAAAAGGCTGAGGCATCAAAGGGAGAGGCTGTGGCTATAGCCACAGAGCAAGACGAGCCAGAGCCAGGACCCGAGCGAGACCCGACCACTATCAAGACCCTTAATGAACTCTACAAAGCCTGTAATGAGGACTTCAAGCTTCAACCGGCACAGGTTATCGCCGAGCTCGGGGTCAGCTCCCAGAGCGATATTAGCGACACGCCGGAAGAATGCTACCGGAAGATTGCAGCAGTGAGGAAATAAATAATTCACTTACCAACAAAAGTGAGGTATTTTGATGACTAACGCCGACCTCAAGGCAGCACTGAAAATCATCCTACTAAGACATGAAGGGGAAGCCCGACCTATCACCGGCCGAGAGCTGGCCATCATGTTTAGAATGAAGGATGACCGTCGGGTCCGCCTAGTTATCCGTGAGCTAATCACTGACGGTCTTCCAGTAGCTTCTAACACCGAGGCGCCAGCTGGTTACTTTATAGTTGCTACGCGCCAGGAGGCCGAGCAATATGCCGGCTCAATCCGCAGTAGGCTTATCAAGGATGCAATCAGGCGCCGTGACTTTCGCCGAGCCGCTGACCAATACCTGACGCCGGCGGAGCAAGGGAGATTGATTTAATGGCTGACCCAAAGCTTGAAGACGGCTATACTCAAATAGCCAATGAGATACTGGAGAAGCTGGTAAGGATGCACCTGTCGCCGAATCAATGGCAAGTGCTTCTTTGCATCATCCGCAAGACCTATGGCTTCCATAAAAAAGTTGACTATATTGCTAACTTTCAGATAGGAGAAGCCACCGGTTTGGGCAAGACCGTCGTCTCCAGATGTTTGGGCGGTTTAGGTGAAATGGAGCTGATAACACGCAAGGGGAAGTTTATCGGGTTTCAGAAGGACTGGGAAAGGTGGAAAGGCTTGGCTTTTCAAACACCTCTGGGGTTAGCAGGACAGTCAATCACCGAAGTTAGCCATACTGCTAACTCCACGCCTAAAGTTAGCAATACTGCTAACAATGAAAAGTTAGCAATTCTGCCAATAAAAGTTAGCAATTCTGCTGAGCGGTTAGCTAAACAGCTAACAAAAGTTAGCAGCTCAGAAGTCACACAAAAGATAAAAAATACTATAACAAAAGATAAAAAATATATAATACCTGAGTGGATTGATGAAAAGACCTGGGAAGCCTTCTTGGAGATGCGAAAAAAGAAGAGGGCTATACCAACCGAGAGGGCTAAGGAGCTGTTAGTTAGAGAGCTTGAAAAACTGAGAGCCGAAGGGCATGACCCAACTGAAGTCTTGAATCAGTCTATAATGAGAAACTATACAGGCGTATTCCCATTAAAGGAGGTTGACCGTGGAGAGAATAGGAGACATAATGGGACGAGAAGACTTCCGACGAAATATAGGTCACCAGAGGAAATCTTCGGAGGAAAAGATGGCTAACGAAAAGACTACCAGCTCCCGATACGCCCCTAATCCTGATTGCCCTGTCTGTCGCGGCGCTGGCGTCGTGCATCCTCGGCTAGATAATGGGAAGCCAGACTATTCGAGAGTTATCAACTGCCGAGCCAAAGGATGCCTTGAAGAGCAGAAGAGGGCTTACCAGTCTACTTCGGCTTATGCCAAGGAGAAAGGGGTAAGCAAGTTCAGCACTTTCGATGAATTCAAGCTAGTCCTCGGTGCTGAAGCTACCTTGGCGGCCTTCCAAGATATCGCCTTCAACAAAGATGCACCGCCCCTTCTCTTCGTCTACGGCACCACGGGAAACGGCAAGACTCATCTATGTGAAGCTACCCTCATCGAGCTATTGAAACGTGGTGTCGATTGCCGGCTCTGGACAGTGCCGGACATGGTAAGCAAGCTGCATCAATCAATATCTGAAAACACCACTGAGTTGCTAATGAGCAGCCTGAAGGTCATACCGGCGCTGATAATGGACGAGTGGGGTCAAAATTACGGCTCGGACTGGGAAGAGCAAAAACTGGAAGAGATCGTGATTGCCCGGGAAAGGGCCGAGCTGATAACCATAATCACCAGCAATCTGGAGCCCGACAAATTGCCTGAGAGAATCGCATCCAGATTCCGAGACAGGGTGCTTGCCAGGCTTATAGATAACAAGGCTCCTGATTACAGGCCGAAGAAGGAGGTCCAAAGATGAGCAAAGGAATCAGTGAAACAGCCTTTGCCTCACAGATTGAGGATTTGCTTAACATTGGCCACTGGCGCTGGATGCACCCAAGGCCAGGAAGAGTGAGGCGCTACGGTCGGGATGTCTACGAGACGGCCTACTCTGGCCACAAGGGATGGCTCGATTATCTGGCTCTTCGGCCACCGCGCATCCTCGTCTTCGAACTCAAGGACGCTTATTCCAAGATGACGCCTGAGCAAGAGGAATGGTTTGAGATGTGGCTAGAGGTAAAGAGGGAAATTACGTTTGAGCCTATCAGAATGAAAAGAGGCAGAGCTGAGATACAAGGAACCATTGAAGGCCAAGTCGCCTTGATGACATTCCCGGAAGTCTACCTGTGGCGGCCGAAGCAAATTGACGAGATAGCGGAGATATTGAGATGAATGGCTTTGTTTGTCCTCGATGCTATCGGGAAGTCTCGGTGACTTTTCTCTGTGAGGAATGTCACGACCAATTCTGTCAGACCTGTATTGTCATCAAGGATGGTAGGCAGCTATGCCCAGATTGTTATGCCAAGGAGGTAACCCATGAAGATACTAGCCAAGAGGATAGTCGAGCCTGAAGACAGGGTGGCCATCAATCTAGTCTTGACCGAGAACGAGGTCAAGAGACTGGTTGCCGGCGACGTGGTTAGCGGTGAAGCGGAAGATATCTTCGTCCAGATAGTCGGGTATGGAGAAGAGAGAAGTGAGAAGAACCCATGATTAAAAGATGGCCATTGTGGGAGTGCATATCAGCCAAGGCTCTGGTGGAGCTGGCTCAGTATCAATGGCGTAATTACGGCACCAAGCTGGATATCACCAAAGGAGCCCAAGATTATACCGGGCAGTTTTTCATCGAGTCCCTAGAAGAGATTGACCGGCTTATGAGGCAGCCCCCCAAACATCAAAAGAGGGCAGTGTAGTGGTTGAAGGCTTGATATTTAAGTATAGAACGGATGGTGAAGCCTATAGAGATTCAAACAGCGGGTGCCAGGCTGCCACTGAATTTCTAGGCTATCAATCCTCTTCTTGTCTTAAATGCCCCTTTCGTAAATGTGTTTATGATGAGCCAATTGTTGGAGTTATTAGGGCGAAAAATAGGAAGAGGAACGAGGAAATAAGACAGCGATTTAAGGGGGGTGAAGATACACAGAGTTTGGCGAGAGCCTTTGATGTCTCCTCGAGAACAATTCAAAGAATAGTGAGGCATCATGGCTAAGGACTTCTACTCCCCCAGGGAGATTCACTTTACCCGGCAGCAAGCCCGCTGGGTCATCCAGAACTTGGGGTGTCTGCTAAACGGATACTGGCCGCCGGAAGCATCCAACTATATTGATATTACCGGCAAGAAGACGGGACGGAAGCGAGCCCCATTCATCACGCCGATAGAATACGCAGCTGAGATAGAGATTAGACTAGAGAAGTGTGGAATAGATGGGCTGATACTGGAGGCCATTGAGTGTTGGGGGAAAAGCACAGCATCCCTGGCCAGCTACTTCAAGATGCCAGAATGGTCGATAAGGAAGAGGCGGAAGACAGCTCTGGGATATGTAGCCAGCGGACCTTCAAGGCGTTGGCACAATACCAAGAAAAGAAAGGGCGAAAGTTATCAGGACTTCAAGAGGAGGAAGAGGTGACGAAGCTCTGGCTTGTGGATTGCGTCAACTGCGGAAAACAGGTCGAGATTAATGGACCTGAAGATATATGTTACTGGTGCGGTAAAAACGCCAGCAAAAAGGAGGATATCATGCAGGAGAATAAGGAAAGGACAGTAGAAACAGGGGCAATACCACCCAAGCCCAAGAAGAGGGGGAAGGTCTGGGAATACTTCGACCAAAACAGAGAGGCGATGGTCGCCGATTACCACTCAATGAAACTCATGGACTTTTTTAAGAAGTGGGCGATTACCTCGAATACATGGCTCAGACTAAAGAAGAAGTGGGGAGTAGAAAACAAAGGCAAAAAGCGACCCAAGAAGCCTAAGAAGACCACCACAAAGGCCGTAAAAAAGACCACCAGTGAGGATGTGGCGCTAACCGAACATGAGCGATATCTTATTCTACTCGGCTATCAGCAAGCCGTCCGGGAGTTTTTAAGGGCGAAATGAGACGAAAGTGTCAGCTTCAGAAAACCTAAAATAAATGCCGTTTTGAGGCTAAAATGAATTGACAAATCCTTCTACAACGTCTATAATTATTATAGATAGTGAAGAAGGAGGACAAAATGAAGAAGGAAATCAGGCAAATCCCACTCCAGGCCATTGACACAGACCCGACTCAACCCAGAAAAGACTTCGACGAAGAGGAGCTCCAGGAGCTGGCTCAGTCAATCAGGCAGAATGGGCTACTCAACCCGATAACCGTCAAGGGAAACGGCGACGGCCAATACATCATCATCGCTGGCGAAAGGCGATACCGGGCGCACCAGGCACTCGATTTAGAGTCAATCGAGTGCATCGTCTTCAACGGCAAGAACGCCAAGGAACTCCAGCTGGTCGAGAACATCAATCGAAAAGACTTGAACTCCATGGAAGTGGTCAATGCCTACCGCTCATATCTCGACGCTGGCCACACAATCGACGAATTAGCTCAGGTGGTCGGCAAGCCCAAGAATATCATCAGCTGGCTACTCAACCTTGAGAATTGTCGGCCGGATGTTCAGCACATGGTAAGCCACAATCAGCTGTCCATGGTCGTCGGTATATCAATGAGCAAGCTGACCGAGAACGGCCAAGCTCAAGCACTCAGGCTCATGAATACTACTCAGCTCAGTGTCTCAGAGTGCCAGAGCCTCAGCCAGCGAATCTACGCCGAAGAGAACCAGCAAGATATGTTCCCAGACGAACCGACGCTCGACGACAAAGAGATACAGGTCAGAGCCAAGATTCAACACGCTATGGAACGAGCTTGCCAGGCTCTTCAGGAAATCAATAATATAGAGATGGAGAACCCCGGCATCTCAGCTCAAGCAATAGCCGAGAAGCTGGATGTCACTCAAGAGAATGTCGACCTACTCTACAAGATGGTCGGCCAGTTCAAAAAGAGCCTACAGAATAAGAGGGTGGCGGCATTATGCTAACGAAGCAAATACTCAGGAAATTCAACGCCACTGATTGCCAGGAAGCCCGAGACAATATCGAGGCCGAGATGAAACTACAGGTCATCCGACTCGAACGGCTTCGGACCACACAAGCCAAGAATCCAGAATGGGCGGCCTATGACAAATATGCCGACGATATCGTCGGCATCGATATCCGAATCGAAGAGCAATGCGCCGTCGCTGAGATGCTCGAAGACGACCTTGAATTAGTTGCCGACCGCCAACTAATTATCAAGGCCAAAGAAGCATCGCCCGGGAAGAGCGAAAAGGAAGCCGTCAGAGATTATAAGTTCCATCTCCAATGGGAAGAAAACAAAGCCAATGGGCTGACTGGCCAGGGATTCACTAAGAAATTTGAGGGCGAGTCGCGGACATTCTACTTGAACGGAATAGAGATAATATGCTCTATAGACTACGATATCAGCTCGCCTCACCTCGAATTCCGGAGCGTCAAAGACAAGGAACCAAACATGATATCCGAGACAGGCTACCGAAGCCATTTTACTCTTATCGACCAGAAGCAATACGATACCATGGAAGAGTCAATCGAAGATGCGGTCGAATACATCATCAGGAATAAGCACATGGAAAACAGCAAAAAACCCTACACGCTCACTTGGGAACCGAGCGACGAATACCTGAAGCACACTGTAAAGCAGTTGAGCTTATTCGGGCAAACTATGAAGAAGGAGGCACTATGTTAAGGAAAGGACTCGTTATCTACGAACCCAAGGGACGAGCTGGTGAATATGCTCCACTGGCCGTCAATCTCTACCGGGGATGCGGTCACGGTTGCGTCTACTGCTATGCTCCAGACTCATTGTTCATTGACCGCGAAGAATTCAAGAACGCCATCCCCCGGAAGGATATCATCGCCAGGCTCCAGAAGGATGTGCCAAAGGCGGCAGCGGATGGAGCCACAGGAAACGTCTTGCTATGCTTCACCTGTGACCCCTACCAGCCCTTAGACGAAATTCACCACCTGACAAGGCGAGCTATACTAATCCTTCACAGCTATTGCTTCAATGTCACCATCTTGACCAAAGGCGGCTGGAGAGCTGAGGCAGACTTCGAACTATTCCAGCCTGGGGACGAATTCGCCACCACGCTCACATTCTTAGACGCAGAAAAGTCGCGTCAGTGGGAGCCATTCGCGGCGCCACCAAAGGAACGAATCTTGACCTTGATGCGCGCCAAGACTCTAGGCATCAGAACGTGGGTGAGCCTCGAACCAGTCATCGACCCAGATGTCACGCTCCAGATAATCAAAGAGACTCACCGGCACGTCGACCTCTTCAAAGTAGGCACTCTGAATAACCACCCCCACGCCAGCAAGATAGACTGGAAGCAATTTGCCAGCGATGTAGTGGCCAAGCTGAAAGAGTATGGGTGCCAATACTACATCAAAAAGGATTTAAGGAGGTATTTATGACCATAGACGAAGCTATCAGAGTAAATACTGTTTTGAAAGGCGCACCTGTTTTGAAGGACGACCCCTTAATTATTGCTACCCTTAATCTAAACATTGAAGCCCTGAAACGCATTGATTACTGTCGCAGTGGGGAGTTTAACGAGCCTTTTGAACTACTACCAGGTGAGACAGAAGACTAATAAAAGGAGATACCTATGACTAACCATAAATGGACTGACGAAGAGAGAGATATAATCCGTAGGGACTATAGACACACCCGAGAGTCGCGCCGGGAGCTGGCCGCCAGGCTAGGAGTGACGGAATACGGCGTAGCTGGCCAAATAGCCATTATGGGTATTGCCAAGAGCGATGACCGGCACCCTTGGAGTCCGGAGGAAAAGGAGAAACTGGCCAATTTAATACCTCAATTTTGCGTCAGGCGGATAGCCAAAAAGATGCACCGTTCTCTTAATTCAGTGGTGGTGATGGCCAAGCGCATAAATGCACCCAGGCGGTACCGCGAAGGGTGGTTTATCAAGAGAGAAGCTTGTGAGATTCTCGGCCATGACCATAAATGGGTGCAAGCTCGTATAGATTCAGGTGCCTTGAAAGCGACATCCCACTACGGCGAACGGCCATCAAAAATAGGAATGAGCGCTTGGCACATCCGAGAACACGATTTAGTCCGGTTTATCCGGAAATACCCACAGGAATTGGTGGGGTGTAACATCGATATAATTATGATAGTCGAACTCTTGGCCGGCATCGTGAACGGCCAACTAAACGCTAAAAACGAAAAGGAGGCAACTGATGAGTGACGAAAAGACCACAATCCAGGTAACGGTAAAGACCAAAGCCCGGCTCACCAAGCTCGGCCTCAAGGGTGATACTTACGACGATATCATCCGCCGACTCCTAGACAAGCTCGGTAAGGGAAAGAAGTAATGGCCATGAAGAGAGAGGAAAAGCTGGCCTGTATAATAGCTCTTGAACATCATAAGAAGAAAGGAGCGTGGGGCGAATCAGCGCTGGCAAAATTACTAAAAGAACTAGGATTGAAGGGGGCAAAAAGATGAGAGAAGAACCAGAATATCAGGTATTCGACTATGAGTGTCCACACTGCGGCCACAGGTATCGCCATGCGAATAGCGTCAGGCTACATCCAGACCATCAAGTATGCCCGGAGTGTGGGAAGAGCGGCGCAAAGGTCGACGGAGCCGAGAACATCATCAGGGTGCTAAACGGCTTCCGGCGCCACGGCAGAGGCCTATTTTTAATGGACGGCCCCATCACCATGGAGCTTGATAGTGCCGTCAAAGGATGGGGATAATGAGGGACAGGAACGAAACTCTATACCGCATCACGGTCGAGGATATCAACTTGACTGCCGAGAGTCACGGCTTTGATGAATCGCAGATGACTGAAGAGGTCGTTGAGAAGGTCGCCCACAAGATTGAGGCGATGGATTTTGGAGATACAGCGGAAACGATAGGCCTTTTCATAAACGACGCCATCGAGGAAGTTCAGGAAGCGAAAAAAGCCACGATTACATGACCCGACTAAGTTCAAAAAGAAAACAGCTACGGAAAGGGGGGCGCAAGCCCCTCTTTTCTATGTAAACTTGACAAAACTGCTAACCATGCTATAATCTATAATTAGCGAAACGCTATGGAGAAGAAGGAATGAAAAGCAAGATACAAGTGAAGAGGGCGATAAAAGCCCAGACAGATTTCCTCAGGACTAACCAGCAAAACTAGAACTAAAATCCACGAAGAGAAGCTCGAGTTAAACAGCTCGGGCTTTTTCTATGGACACAGAATAATGCCAGAAAAAAAGCAGCACGTCGATATACAGCGAAAGATTAAACTCAGGCAGATATTACTCGAGAAGGCCGGCAGACTCCCCGGGGCATGCTATATACCGTTCATTGGTGAGGGTGATATAGCGGCCGCTCTATATAGCGATAAGAAGATATATGGAGCAGACACCAATAAGGCAATGGTAAAGATAGCCCAGGGCCGGCTGCCAGGCGCCGAGATAATCGTGGCCGACTGCGATCAGTTTCCTTTCAATAAAGCGGTCGCGACTTTCAGCTTGGCCGACTTTGACTCCTACAGCTACCCATACCATTCCTTCAGAAGCTTCTTTGAGGGGGCTAAAATCGGCTCTCAGTGCGTTCTAATCTTCACAGACGGCCAGCGGCAAGCCATTATACGCTCTGGCAACTATAGAACGCCTGATGGAGAGAAGCACAGCCTCAAAAAGATAACGGAAAAGAGAGAGGCCTATAACTTCTATTTTACCAAGGTGGTCATCCCTTGGTTCAAGGCCTATATAGAGCCATGGAAGATATTATATATAACGAAATATCTCCGGAACGGCTCTATATGCTACTGGGGGGCTATCATCGCCAAGCCAGGAAGTCACAACAATCACATCAATCACAAAGGTGATAATGGTGACATCAAACCCTACAAATTCGACGACATTAAAAAGAAAGGCTACCTTGAGCATATAAGTAATGGCCACACTCGAGGATATGCTGCAACCCTTGTGGGTATCAGCAGGGCAACAGTATGCGACCACATGAAAGCAAATTCAGAGTTTGCCGCAGCTGTGTCCGAGTCAGAGGCCGACGCTATAGGCAAGGTGACGAACGCATTATTTGAAGCGGCGACCAGTGGGAATATAACCGCTATGCAGGTATTCCTATATAACCGTGACCCGGTGAACTGGAAGGATAAAAGAAATATTCAGCTGGGCGGCTTAGACGGCGGACCAGTGAAGGTTGAGGTAGATGCAAAAGGGAAACTCCTTGGCATACTCAATCGCCTTGCTACCAGAGCAGGAGAGAACAAAGGCGATAGAGAGCCTGAGCCAGAAGGAAGCTGAGACTCTTATATATGACTGGGAAGTGTGGGCTCGGCCGAAGCAGCTGCCACCTGACTGGGCTTGGTATATATGGCTATTGCTCTGCGGCCGCGGTGGTGGTAAGACTCGGAGCGGCGCCGAGCTGGTCAATAAGTGGGCGAGGCAAAGATTCACTCCGATAGCTCTGGTAGGCCAGACTAAGGCCGATGTCCGGGACACCATGGTTGAGGTCGGCGACTCGGCTATACTCAATATAAGCCCCCCCTGGTTCATGCCAGAATATGAACCTTCAAAGAGGCGCCTGATATGGCCGAACGGAGTGCTGGGCATAATCTATTCCGGTGATGAGCCAGAGCAGCTCAGGGGACCGCAGCATCAGAAGGCATGGGTCGATGAGCTGGCCAAGTTCAAATACCCGAAGGACTCCTGGGACAATCTGATGTTCGGCCTGAGGATTGGTAATCAACCCCAGGCGGTTGTTACTACCACGCCGAAGCCTATCAAGGTCATCAAAGAGTTAATAGCAGATGAGAGGACGGCGGTTACCCGAGGTCACACACTGGAGAATAAAGACAACCTGGCTCCAGACTTTTTGCGCTATATCCTGAGGAAGTATGAAGGCACCAGGCTTGGCCGGCAGGAGCTGGCCGGCGAAGTGCTCGACGATAATCCGGACGCTCTATGGGAGCGAGCCAAGATAGATGAGCTGAGGGTGAGCAAGCATCCTGAGCTGAAAAGAATAGTGGTGGCCATAGACCCACAAGGAACCGACGATGAAAGCTCATCCTCGACCGGGATTGTGGTTGCCGGTGTAGCCCAAGTTGCTGACCGGCAAGAAGCCTTTGTGCTGGCCGATTTAACACTGAGCGGAAGCCCAGAGAAGTGGGCGACCGAAGCCGTGACTGGTTACTACAAATTCAAGGCCGACCGAATAGTTGCCGAGGTCAATTTCGGTGGGGATATGGTCGAGGCCATCATCCGTATAGTGGACAAAAATATACCCTTCAAGAAAGTTCACGCCAGTCGAGGTAAGGCAGTCAGAGCGGAACCAATATCAGCTCTATATGAGCAAGGCAGAGTTCACCACGTCGGATTCTTTGCTGACCTTGAGGATCAATTATGTGAATGGGTACCAGGGGATAAATCACCTGACCGGCTCGACGCTCTCGTCTGGGCGATAACAGACCTCATACTTGAAAAGCCAGAACTAGCATTTATGGTGGGATAGATGGATAAGATAAGACTCACAAAGCAACCCGAGCCTCTTCCTAAAGGATTCAAGCCATCACCAATCATGGTGGTGAAGACTAAGGATGGACTCGTTGCCATGAATCGTAGGACTAGGCGGAGATTGGGCATAGGGGTTAAGCATGAAAGCTGACGTAATAGATATTTGTTTTTGTGGAGCTATATTCCTGATAAGTATGTGCTGGCTGGTAATGTCAGTGTAGGAGTTGACTATGTTTGATAATATGCGAAAGCGAATAGCCTTAGCCGTTCTGCCAGGTAAGAAGGACGCACTCAGTCCATTCCAAGTCATCTCGACTCAGCCGGCGGACATACCAGTCTACACAGAGATGACGGTGCGCAGGGCAACGAGGGAAGGCTATAAAATCTCTGTCTACGTTTACCGCGCTGTGAGAACCATCGTCCAGGCAGCCTCGGCTATCCCTTGGGTGGTTCACGACAGTAATGACGAACTGATTGAGAAGCATCCCTTTACGAAAGTATGGGCGAAGCCTAACCCCGAATTCTCTGGCCAAGATAATATGGAGTTCATCATCGCTCATCAATTACTGGTCGGGAATTCGCTGATTCAACCCATAATCGTCGGGGGCAAACCTCGGGAGTTCTGGATTGTCATGCCGGATGTGGTGAGGCCTATCCCCTCGAATGCCATGGGGGAATGGCTCAAGGGATGGGAGGTAAGCAGCGCAGACGGCACTCAACGCACGGTTCCGGCAGAGCAATTCATTCACTTTATGCAGATGGACCCGGGGAATCCCTACTGGGGAACTTCGCCTCTGATGGCGGCAGCCAGGACAATCGATACAGACAATGAGGCTCAAGATACGCAGAAGGTATCGATGCAAAACCGAGCGACTCCAGACGGGGTATTCGCCCATGAATCCGTATTGAGTCCCGAGCAGTTTGAGGAAGCTCGCCGGCAGGTCAGGGAAAGTTTCTTGGCTAAAGGTAGGAGGCGAGAACCATGGGTGCTGGGAGCTGGAGCCAAGTGGATTCAGATGAGCATGACTCCAGTGGAGATGGACTTCATCGCCTCGAGGCTCCACAATAAGAGAGATATCGCCGGCGCTTTCGGCATCAGCCCCATCTTCTTGGGAGACCTTGAGCAGTCAAGCTATAACAATATGATGGAGGCTCGCAAGGCACTCTATGAAGACGTAGTGATACCGCTGCTGGATGATATAAAGTCCACGCTCAATCTGAAGATAGCGCCGATGTATGGGGATATCATTATCTCTTATGATACCTCGAAGGTGGCGGCTCTCCGGGAAGACTATACCAAGAAGGTGGAGCAGGCCAAGAATCTTTGGAGTATGGGAGTTCCCTTCGACCAGATAAACGCCAGGCTGGAGATGGGATTTGACGAATTTGCTGGCTGGGATACTGGATATCTACCCTTGACCCTACTGCCTACCGGTTCGGCACCGGCCGAAGAAGAGGCAGAGAAGATGATGACCAAGGCTCTAAACCTCCAGAACGAGGAGGCTAAGACAGCTCACTGGAAGAGGATAGACCGGCGCCGAGTCGCCTGGTGGGGCGTCGTGGCTAAGAAGATGGAACCGCTTTACAAAGATGAGGCCAAGGCAATAGCCAAAGCTATAGAGGGCAAGAAGCCCGAGGACTTGGTTCGGCTTGCCGGCAGAGCAATAACCGGTGGCCGAGGGGAATGGGAGAAGGTGCTGACAGCCATATTGTCAGCTCTCATCGAGGACTTCGGTAATGAGATAGCCGAGGATTTAGGAGCTGAGAAGTCGGTCAATCCCACTGAGGGAAAGTGGGCATTTGACCCGACGAGTGCGGCTGCCAGGAGATGGATAGTCAAGCACGGCGCCGAGAGTATCACGACCATCTTGGCCACTAACCTTGATGATGTGAAGGGAGTAATACTGGCCGGAGTTGATGAGAATGTTGGCACGGCTAAGATAGCGAGGAATATCAGGCAGTTCTATAGTGACCGTAGCCCATTCAAAGCGATGAGAGTGGCGAGGACTGAGACATCGCGCGCTGCGGGTTTCGGCCAACGAGAAGCGGCTAAACAAAGTGGTGTAGTGAAGAAGAAAACTTGGCTTACTAGTAGGGATGATAGGGTCCGTGACGAGCACGTAGCCATGGAAGGTGAAACGGTGGACTTAGATAAGCCGTATTCTTCAGGCGAAATGTATCCGGGAGAAAAATCTATAATGTGTCGATGCGTTGAATCATATCAAACAGGAAGGTAAACAGCGTGAATGGCAGGATATCTAAGAAAATACGGCAACTAACCAGGCGTAACTGGAAGCTATATCTAAAAGACATTAAGCATTTGCCTTTCAAGGTTAGATTCAAATTAGCTTGGTGGATTGTATTTGGTAAAATGGGAGAGGGACAATAAAAGGAGGTAATTATGGACAGGCAATATAAGGGTTCCCAATCAGACCATGAGGAAAAGACGTTTCCGTTTGAGGTCAAGGAAGTCAATGAGGATGAGGGTATCTTCACTGGCTACGCTGCAACCTTCAGCGAGATACCTGATAGTTACGGCGACATAATCGATAAGGGGGCTTTCAAGAAGACGCTGAAGGAAGGCGCTAAACGTATTAAAATCCTCTGGAATCACTATATCTTGGAGCCGATAGGCAAGCCCATTGAGATGTCAGAAGACGACCACGGTCTTCTGGTCAAGGGCAAGCTGAGCCTCGGGGTCCAGCGGGCCAAGGAAGTCCTGAGTTTGATGAAGGATGGAGTCGTGACCGAGATGAGTATCGGCTACGATACCATAAAGCAATCTCGGACTGAAGGCGTAAGACACCTACAGGAGATTAAGCTCTGGGATGTTTCGCCAGTTACCTTCGCCGCTAATCCTGAAGCTCTTATCCTCGGCGTGAAAGCCGAGCTGAAACCATATCCGAATGAACACGCTTGTCGGCTGCGCAATCCCGATGACTTCGAAGAGGGTAGCTTCCGGAGAACCACGAGGGTATCGGATGGCAAGAAATATTCAGTCATCATGGGTAGACTCGAGGGCGAGGATACCTTGACCGAGCAAGCATATCGGTATGGTAAAGAGGTCTGGGAAGAGGGTGAGGCGAAGACTCATTGCGAAGACCACGATGGAAAGTTTGAGGCTGCTGAGAAGCAGTCTAAAGCTGGGCGTGTCTTGAGCGCCGCTAACCTTGAGAAGGTTAAGAGAGCCTTCGATGCTCTCCAAGCACTTCTGGAATCGCTCGAAGGAGAAGAGGAGCCGGCGAAAGCCACTCAGCTCTCCAATGAAGTAACCGCAGAAGCCGTGAAACTGGAGACATTGGTTACCACACTCAAGGCCGAAAACGAAGGCTTCGATACCATGGAAGCTGAAAAGCGTATCGAGGCTATACTTGACCAACTGAAAACGACTAAGGAGGTAGACTAATCATGGAATTCAAAGAACTGGTAGAACTAGTCCAAACAGCAGTTGGGGAACTGCACAAAGCGGTAGCTCGTCAGGATGACGAAATTAAGAAGTTCGGTGAGCCGTTAGCGGAGACTAAGACACTCATCGACAAGATCAATACCGACATCACTGCACTTCAGAAGGCAGCCGGTGAGGTAGAGGTCAAACTCCAGCGCCAGACTATCCCGGCACCAGGTAGCCCGGAACCCCAGACCGAAAAGTCAAAAGCTCGCACCGCCGCCTTCTTCAAATATGTGAGAGGTGGTGAGACAGCTCTAACCCCGGATGAGAAGAAAGAGTTGGTGGAAGACGCCACTGGGCGGTATCTCATTTCTGATGAGCTTGAGACCGAAATCGAGCGCACCCTTCCCAAAATTACCGTGGTCCGACCACTAGCAACGGTCAGGAACATTGGTAAGGAACGCCTAAAGATTCGTAGTTTGAGTGAGGTGGAGGTAGGCTGGGGCAAGCTTGAAATCGGACACGACATCCCTGAAGTCCACCAAATTCCAGGTGCACCCACTTACCAGTATGCGGAAGACCTTTATGGTCTGGCCAAGATTGGTGAGGATGAACTTCAGGACAGCGACTTCAACCTCAACGCGCTTCTAGCCGATTCGTTCACTAGAGCAATAGCCGAGGCTGAAGACACAGCATTCATCAAGGGTGCCGGCCACGACTCGGAAGAGCCTATGGGTATCTCTATAGAGCCTATTCTCGTTGCTGCTGGTTTGGATGTGGGCACAACCGTTACTACCGCCATTGAGGATTTCCTGGCGATGATTTATGCCTGCCCGGCCCAGCACCGCAAGAACGGCGCCTTCATCGTGAAATCCGCCACTGAGTTGGCCATCAGGAACCTGAGAGCAGTAGATGGCCTCGGCACCGAGTTTGGTCAGTTCTTGTGGCAGCCCAGCGTAGCAGAGGGTAGACCCAACACGTTCCTGGGTTATCCGATGTACAACCAGGACGACCTCGATACTTATGTCGGGGATACCTCGGTACTGGCCATCTTCGGCGACATCAAGGCCGGTTACCGCATCATCGACCGGGCTGGTATCACACTCCAAAGGCTAACCGAGCTGTACGCTGAGTCCGGTCTTGTCGGCTTCAAGGTTCACAAAAGAGTCGGCGGCGGGACAATAAAGGCCGCTAACAAGGCAATAGTCCTTCTGAAGAATATTGCCTGAGCATAGCTAGAGATAGCTAAAGCGAATATAGCCAAATAAATCGGGGCGGTGAAAATGATTCCGCCCCAAAGGAAAGGTGAAACATGCCAGCAAAGATGCACAGAATGCACATAGCTAAGGTGGGGGAGGGAGTAATCTATCTACCGGGAGGTGTGCCATTTGAGGCTGATAACGCTCCGTTGCCGTATCCCGCAGGGGCATATATGAGACTCGGTAACAAGGAGTTCATCTACGCCATAGCAGGGAATACCCTGAACCCTGACCTCGGAGCCAAAAACTCCTTGATTCAGAAGGTTACCCAGGTAATCCTTGCTGCCGATGCTCTTGCTGGAGCAACGTCAATATCCCTTACCATAGCCACTGGTACTGAGATTGCTAAAGACGAGCTCGTAGGTGGTGAGGTAGTGGTCTTCCCGCACGACGAGAATTCCTTCACTCGTGGCATAGTCAGCAACAATGCGATAGCTACAGGGGTTGGTGGAACGCTAGTGCTTGTCTTGGACTCCCCAGTACCAGTAGCTCTTACCAAGACTACTGACCATGCCGAGGCGATGGCTAGTCCATATTCAGCTGTCATTCAGGGGAACGACGGGACACAACCAGTCATGGGTATTCCGACAGTAGTAGCGACCGTGGGCCAAGGCTTATGGCTCCAAGTGTCAGGTCCGAGCTGGGTTGCACCACAATCACTGGTCGGTGTGGGTAGAAATACCGGGCTGGTTTTCAGGCACGACGGCTCGCTAGAACCCATTACAATTACGGACGGCGGCGACCTTACAGTGCCAGACGTGGACTATGACACGTCTCAATATGCTGGATTTGTTATATCCGAAGCGGCTGGAGGGACTCAGGCTGCACCGTTTATCATGCTCCAGATAGCACACTAACGAGGAGCCCTGCTAGCGGGGTTTCCTTCTTCGAACTGGGGAGTGGCTCCGGCTGCTCCCCAGGGAATGTCTAAGGAAGGTGAACATGAGAGTAAGAATTATCAAACCAATTGCGTCAGCATATGGGGGCTTCGCTGTCGGCACAGTAGCCGATGTTCCTGCTAAGGTAGCCAGGAACTGGTGTAAGGTAGGGATAGCTATGCAGGATAAGAGCCTCGATGGGGCCAAAGAGACCAAAGCAAAGGCGGTGAAGAAATGACCATAAGAAGGGTACTCGATAGGTATTATGAAGGGTTATCAAGCGACCCTAAGCCAACTGGCGTCAAGTATCGCACCTTTTTCGTGGAAACCGATACTAATGTTGCGTATGTGACCTATGATGGTGATACTTGGGTCGAGGTAGATAGCGGGTTACTTGGTAATGTAGCTATTCTTGAACACCATAAGCACTCACGAAGTCGTGTTTATCCACAGGATATAGAAGCTGTAGCGACTTTAATTGCCGGAACGCCGGCTGATACATTCGGTGACTGGATAGAGATTATCCCAGAAGATACTGTTGGCTTCAAGTATGAAGTAGTGGGTCTTGTGGTAGAGACAGCTAATGCTGCGACAACCTATCTTATTCAGCTAGGGTTTAGTCTTGCTGCTGGAACAGACCCTGTCACTTCTCAGGTAATGGGCGAGAGGCGGGTATTGCTACCTACCCCAGCAAGTAAGTCGACAGAGTTGTTGCGTTTCTTCAGCCAAAATTGTCCGGCAAACGCAAAATTGTGGGGTAGGTTGAAGTCGGCTTCTGGAAATGCCGACCAGTTAGGGGTTAGTGTAGTCGTGATAAGGCATATCGAGATAACTAACCCGATAGCCATGCTGACTACATGGCCGTGGGCAGTGTAAGGAGGATAATATGCCAGAAGCAGCAGCAGGTAGTGGAGTGAAGGTCTCGGGTTACACCGAAATCCGTAACGGCATCTGTGAAAAATGTCACATACCTATGGACGTGGTTGATAAAATTTACCACTGCCCGACTTGTGGTGGCAGCAAAGGCGAACTGCTTGTGGCTTTCAATTCATTGCAAGCAGGCGATTATTATGGAAATGAATACAACAAGGAGAGAATAAACTACTGTATGAGACACAGACGAGACAAAATACCGGAATATCTCAGGACTGGAGGTAGACTCCCTCTCTTCAAAGGGAAGAAGGGAGAAGCCCAAAGACTTAAAGAACTAAATCTAAAGGAGGTTTAAGGCCATGGCCGAACGATGTATTCCAACGGCATTACTATTCCAGAGCGTGAGCAAATTGCTCAAAGGGGATGCTCCAGATAGTCTTACACATCTGGGCTTGTCCAAAGGGGACATGTCTGCCTTTGGTGTGGACACTATCAAGTTCGCTTCAGAGATTACACGAGAAGCAGTATCACCTTCCCTAGAAACTGTTACTAAGACTGATGATGTGGTAGCAATGTCCAAGGCATCCTGGAAACCTGGTGC